TGTCCTCTTGGTCCTCATTGTTGATCCAGGTGCCGAAGATGCTCAGGTCGCCGAGATCGCGCTTGAAGTGGTAGCGCGTGAGGTCGATTGCGTGCTTTTGGTCCATTACTTGCCCTTCCCTTTGGTCTGTGCGTGATGCGCCCACATCAGCTGCTGGGCGATGGCCTGGATACTGTACGCCTCGAACTCGGCCGAAGGCTTGTCTTCGCCGATCTGCTCGCGGATGCGCTGCCAGATATGCACGGCCTCATGCACAAGAAGGCCGTACGTCTCGACCGGATCGGCGCGCTTCTCAGGGCTGATGCAGACGATCACGTTCGTGCCGTGGTCGCCTTGGAAGATGTGAGCGGTCGCGTCGGCGTTGGCGCCCTTGAAGAACGGCGGGCGCATCGACGCCTGAACGCCTATCTCGTCCATCGCTTGATCGAATTGCTTTTTCGTTGTGCAGAGGCCGAACGCCACGGGTGATGCAAACAGCCCGCGGTCGCACCATGCGTGATTGGCTTTGCTCACTACGCAGTCCTCCAGTTCGTTGATTTGCGCTTCCAGCTTGACCCGGCCGACGTGGATTCGACCTGTCCCCATTGCCTGAAAGCGTCGGCGTAGTTCGAGTACCGATTGTGCAACGGCTCTTCCATGTAGGCGTCCGTGCGCTCGTTGTACTTCTTCTGGTAGCTGTCCAGCGCCACGATGCCGTCGCTGCATTCCGTCTCGTCGATGAACACGTTTCCGCTCATCTTCATGCGGGTCTGCTGGATTCCGGTGATGACGTGCTCGATCCGCGGCACGATGTCGAACCGCTGGCCTGGCATCAGCCCCTCCAGTAGCTCTTGCGTGCTCTTGCCGGTCTGCAGGCTCTTGTTCGCCGCGTCGTGCGGCAGGAAATGCACTCCGAACACGTAGCCTTTCGACTGCAGGTAGGCGGCGTAATGGTCTAGGCTTTCGCCGCTGTTCTCGTAGGCGTGGATGAACCGGTGTTCGCCTGCAATGAACTGATGGCACCAGATGGCCGTTGTGTCGTTGAAGCCAAGGTCCCAGAACGTATTGACCGGCGTGCCGGGCTGGTACGGAACGCGGCGAATGCGACCATCGGCGCGCATCTTCTGCATTTCATTGACGTAGTAGGCGCCCTTGACCTTGTTGCCCTTCCACAGCCCTTTCAGCAGCGCCTCGCGCTCTTCGGGGTCCATCTGCAGGAGTGCTTCGCGGTATCCGGTGCCGGACAGGTGCGGATTGTCGGACAGGCGGGCGGGGATGAACCTGCGGCGCAGCGTCGTGATCGTGCCGGCCTCTTCATCGACCACATCGACCGGGATGTTCGTCTCGGCGCCCTCGGGCGATATTCCCCAGCGTTCCATGACCCATTTCTGTCCGGGTCCGTCCGGATTGGTCGTGGCGCGGATGTAGCGCGGCAGGCTGCGGTCTGTGCTTCGGCAGCGCGAGAACAAGTAGAGGTAGCAGACGTTCGTCGGCCACAGCGTCAGTTCGTCGAAGCCCTCGTAGTTCCAGGCGCGACCGCGGTACTTCAGCCGGTCGTTATCGTGCTGCAGGTAACCGAACTCGATTTTTGATCCGCTCGGGAACGTCCAGACCTTCTCAGTCTGGTTGTACTTCGCGCCCTCGACCACGAGCGGGTAAAGCTCAAGCGATCGGTCGATCAGGTCGCGAAGCTCGGGGAATGACCGGCGAAACAGGATCGCGCGATGGTGAGCGTTGTCCGGGCCGCCGTGCTGCAGGCAGAGTGCGTCGATCAGCAGGGCGTCCGACTTTCCACCGCCGGCCGCGCCGCCGTACAGCACCTCGAAGTCGTCACAGGCCAGAAACGCCGATTGTCTCGGTGTCGGCTGCCAGACAACCTCGTCTTCGACCGCCTGCATCAGCCGTCCTTCGATATCGGCTTGGTGAGCACGGCCGCGGGCTGCTTGGCCGGCACGACGATGACCTTGGTCGCGACGTGGATCGGGTTCTCTTCGTCGCCCTGCAGCTTCAGCTTGTCCTGATTCCAGCCCATCATGCGGTTGATGCTGTCCAGCGCCGCGCGCTTGTCGGACCACTTGATCTTCTTGGTCACGCCGATTGACGGCGCTCCGTCCGCGCCGCCGATCTCATCCACCTCGAAGCCGGTCAGCGTCGCCGCGACATCAGGCTCAAGCTCAGTGACCTGCTTGAGCGTGCCATCCTCGTTCCAGAACTGGCGCGGATCGACGAACGCCAGCTTGGCGTACTCGGCCAGCACCTTTTCGCGCGTGACTTCGAGTTTCGCGGCCATTTTCTGCCGTTCCTCTTGAATTTCTTTGAGAACCTTAGGGTTCTTCAAGAGTTCGTGCCCTTGCTGCGGCGCGGTTTTCGGGCTGTAACCCGCTCTGGTGGCCGCTTGCGTGGCATTCGGGTTAATCAGGTATTCTTCAACAAAACGGCGCTGACCGGGGTTGAGTCCCTTGTCTTCCTTCGGCTTGGCTTTCGCCTTCGGTTTGTCCTTTGCTGAACGCATGGCTGACAGATGGATTCCTAGCTTGACGTTGGTGCACAGCCGGCCCGATGGTTGTAGCGGGGTCGGTTTGATTTGCAAACCGATGGTATCCCAAACGAAACAACGGGCAAAGCCCTGAACGGACGTGGGGAATGCGATGCCTGGTCCGTGGAGGTGTTCTTGCGGCGCGTCACTTGATGGTGACGACGATCCAGTCCATCGCGTGACCGTTCATTTCCCCCTGACCGGTTACGCGGACCGTGCCTACTGCTCGAAGCTGTCGCGTCATCAGCCGTGTGTGGCTGGCGACGACGTATCCCTCCAGGCTGTCCGCGCCAGCCCGCTCCATCACTCCGGACAGGTCTCGGCTCATCACGTCGTAGAAGCCTCGGCCGTTGATGCCGAACATCCATCCGCGGTTGCCGTCCAGTGCGATCTGTGCGCTGCTGGTGTAGTTGATCGAGTCGGGTCGGTCGAAGATGGCGACGCTGACCAAGATCGGGAGCGGATTCAGTGCGCGCTCGAAGTGGCGGAAGCCGAACGCTTCGATGATCTCCTGATACCTGCCGTCGCCGAACAGCACGCCGTGGTCGCCGTAGTGCAGGACGATGCCGCGCTCGACTGGGGTGAGTCTGGGCAGAACGACAAAACCGCCCTCGTGGGGCGGCTTGATGGTCGCGTCGTCCTGAATCATCGTGTCTATCGCTCCATGAGTGCCCTCGCCTGATCCCGGCGCTCCTTGGCGTCCCTGACTCGTTGCCGTGCTTGCCGAAGCCGGCCTTCCATGCTGGCGGCCATCATCCTGACCGCTTCTTCGCGCGTCTCGGCGTACCAGCAAAGCTCCGTGACCTTCCGGGCCTGCTTTCCGCCGGGGAACACCACCAACTGATCCGTTGCGCGCGCGACCGTGACGGGCTCGACGCTCGGTCCGCCGATCGATGTTGCCATCCACCATGTCTGGCTCATCGGTCGTGCTCCGGGCAGTCCTGCAGCTTGTCGGCTACGCGCGTGGCTTCGCAGTCGGCGAGGTCATTGTACAGCTTCGTCATGCGCTCTCGGATCATGTGAAGTGGCATCATCACATGACCTTCGTGGATCGCGAGTATCCCGGCGATGTCGTCGATCGCCTCGTCGCACTTGCCTTGATCCCAGTGGCTCGGCGGCTGCCCGTCGGCCTTGCCGGTCGTTTTGAACTCCTTGACGATGCGCGCGGCCTCTTCGTCGTAGTGGCGGTCCCATTTGGCGCTCATTTCTCGCGCTCCTTGAGCATGGCGTCGGCCCTTTCGTAAGCCTCCGATGCGAGGTCTTGGGGCGCCCAATAGTTTTCGTGCCCGTAGTGGCTGATGTGACCGGCAAGCATTGCCTGCATCGCCTTGGCTGCGAAATAGTCGCGCAGCGTCATGCCGTATTTCAGCGGCCCCTTTCTATGCGTTGTCGTGTTACCCGCAAGATCCGTGGTCGAATAACTCTCGCCGCACGGAAACGCGGGTCCGCCATTCTCGCGCGCGCTCATGGCTGCACCGCCAGTCCGCGCCAGCGGCAATCATCGATCCAGCAGGTGCCTTTGGCCAGGCGCAAATCGTCATTTGCGCAAGCCTTTACCCCATCTTGGCCGGGCTTCCATGAGGCATATCCCCATCCATCACCGCGCCAGAATGCGTAACATGATTGCCCGTAGTCATCTTCCACTTCATACACGCCGACGTAGGAAGGCTTGGTCCCGGCGGGGAACCAGTTGGTCATCTGGTGCTGCGGCTCGGTGAAGCCGCGCCAAGATCGAGTCAATAGACCTACATGTACCCGATCTGCTTCGACGGCTTTGTTGATTGCGTCTTGAAAACCACCATCAGGCTTTTCCCACGTAGCGAGCCCCCAAGTCCGTCCGTCCCAGTGAGAGAAGGCGCGGCCGTCGTGATCTGCCTTGTCGATCTCATACACGCCTGGATGAACCGGATTCACTCCGTCCTTGAAGAACGGGGTCAGCTTCTGCTTGTTCGCATCCATTACAGCCCCTCCTCGTACCCGTAGATCTTTACCCGAATTTCGGCTCGAGCCTGGCGGTAGGTCCATCCGCGATCACCCATGCGCTCTTCGTTGGCCCACCGCTTGATTACCTCGATGAACCGGTGCGCTTGCTGGGCGCGGCTCATCGCCATGACCACGCCGACCAGCAGACCGGCGCTGAACGAGAAGGCGATTGTCGCGATTGTGCTGGCATTCATGATCAGCCCCCCAGCAGCGCGACGATGCTGTCGCTGTAGATGTAGGCGATCACCAGCAGCAGCAGGATGGAGCCCCAGATGATCACGGCCTTTTCGCCGGGCGAGAAATCCTCTTCGGTGCTGGCGTCCAGGCTGTCGCCGAATGCTTCGCGAGTGCTGCGGGGTGCGCTCAGGTTGTTGCGCCACGGGTCTGTGCTGTAGTGGGTGCTCATTTGTCAGTGCCTCCGAGTGATATCGAGTGCTGGTAAATGTCCTTGGCGATAGTGCCGCCGGCGCGGACGGGGATGATTGTGGGCTTGGGCGCCCGGTACTGGGTGAAATTCGGGGTTTGGATCGGCCTCGGCGGCCGGTACTTGGTCCAGCGGACACGGCTTTCACCGAAGTGCGCGTTGCCGACCTGCGAAATCTCGTTGTCGCGCTGCAGATCGACCAGCAGCTGCGTCACCGCCTGAATCGGCATGTTCATGGCCTTGGCGATGTCGCCGGTTTCGATCGGCTCGGGCGCGCGATCGACGATTCCCTTGGCCATGTTCAGGTTGATGCGACGCTGACCGATCTTCGGGGGCTTCTCGGTCATACGGCCTCCGCCTTGATGATCTTCTCGACGATCTCGTCATGTGTCAGGCTGTACAGGTCGGTGAATTCCCAGCAGCGGTCGCCGTGGCGGGCGCAGATGAGCGTCATCCGGCCGGCGGTGTGCTCCTGCAGCTTGAATGTCTCCATGCCGCGGCTACGGCGCCAGTCCTGCGGCGGGAGAACGTCGCGCATCGACTCGAACCGCTCGATGCTGACCGGAGCGGGCTCCGTCCGGTACGCGGCCTCGAAAGCGGCCGAGTAGTCTTGCGTCGTGTCGACCTTGACTTCTGCGCCGTATTGCTCCGCAAGCTCTTCGCCGGTCTTGCCGGAGTACAGGCCGCGGTACTCGCCGTCGTCGCTCTCGACGATCACATCGATCGCGCGCGGCTTGTCGCCGTTCATGTACCAGAAAACCAAGTCGGTTGTTTTCACCGCTGCTCCTTCGCTGTTGTCGATGGTTTGATTATAGAACCATCATCGACAGAATTCTATATGCGTCAGGTTATGGGCGCATAACCTTGGGTTAGGTGGCTGTGGCAGGTTCATCCAGTGCGTCAGTTCCCCGGTCACGTCCCATCGCTCAGAGCACGCGGTTTTCCACGTTGCTTCGCAGTCCTCATCCACTTGTTCGTAGGTAACGACCTGCATCCTTCCGCGCTTAGTAACTCCAAGAACCGGCTCAGACATCGGCCACCCGTACTCTTGTGAAGTCATGTCAGGTGGTGAGCTAATCGGCGTCCAAACCATGCTCCGGCCAAGTACGCCCCCTAACACGTCGGTCAAGTCGGACGTGCCGCATGTGCCTCCGTCAATCGTTCGTAGTTGTTCCATCTTCATCTCTCCCGTTTAGTCCTGTGGCGGCACGCCGCTTACCTTAGCGTTATATCTCAGGGTTAGATGCTTGTGGGTAGCCCATGCGCTTGTCGCCGGCTTGCAGCGCATCAAGGATCGCAGTAGTCAGTGATCTCGCAATTTCGTTGCGTGCTTTTATGGTCGCTTCGACGGTGGCAACATCGCTGCACAGATAGCGCGTAAAACCGTCTGCTGTGCCGTCTGGTAAATCAATCTCGCGTATCGCATCTTCCACGATCCAGATGTCCATTTCCTTTTCGACCGCAACACGCTGCCCACGTCGGTCTATCTCAACAATCAGCGTTACTTTTGATCCCACGTCCGTTCCTTTCTTCGTAGTTACGTCGCATCTAACCTGTCGTTGCAGGCGACGGCCCTTACGGGCGTCGCGTTAAGGCGGCGTTCGGCACCTCGTACTCGATAGCGAACACCTCTCCGGTCGTGCCGTCTTGCCATGCAATGTTTACCGGGCGGGTTATCAGTTCGCCATCGCTATACGTTGCGCCTTCTGGCGGGGTTCCCTT